TGTTTTCGTATCTATATGTATTCATATCTATCTTATTATCTTATTATACGTTAATTAAAAAGCTCCACCATCACAAGCAAATAAAATAGAGTCCACGACTCTGTTTCCATCCATTAACCCGTTTTCTTTTTCACATGAGGGATTTTCTTTACTTCCTTTCAAGATATTCAAATTGCCGTCAGCAAAGAGGATTAATGATTTTGGTTTCTTCCGGATTAATATCTTCAGTTCTTTAATCCATTCCTCTTCTTTCTTTGTTAGTTTGATTATTTCCATATTGTTTTGAGGGTTATTTCAATAATTTAAAATTATCACTTACTAACAATTCTTCTCGATTACTGGCAGAAAGCAACTCTGAAAGAAAATTGGAAGCATTTCTCAACTGTTGCTTTATTGATTCCAAATTCTCTACCAGCTTTTCAGAATAAGGCATGATTATCTTTTCAGTGGAACTAATTGTAGTACTATGTATTCCTACCCATCCTTCACATTGACGACTTTCAGGAATAATCTTGTTTTCCAGAATAGTAGAACTTACCTGTTCTCTCTGTCTTGCGTCATAATAAAAACGTGTCCCATTTATACTCTCTTCAAGCAATATTCGATATCCAAAACTAATTCTATCGTAGTATTCATCAGCCCATCGAGAAGAATCAAAGAACATATCAAATGCCGGATGGGGATTTCCTTTTTCATCCATCATAAAATTTCGAGTAGCTTTGAAAGAAATTGCCACCATCATACGGGTTTTGGTACTTCTCTGTTTATACTCATAAAAAGCAGAATTTAAAACATCTTCAACGTCACTCAACTTACTACCCAGTAAGTCATTCTTTTCTAATCCCAATTTTTGAGCCATTAAATGAGGGATACTACATGAAAACACTCCATTCACCGACACATTCACCGGAATCTTTATGGTTTCATTTTCAAATGTATATTCTAGGACTTTTATTCTTGCCATTTTATTTCTTTCTTATTCAATTTTGAGTATTACTAAAAACCGGTCTTTCCCGGCTGTCAGCCTTAGCTATATGATAACTTCAACACTGGTGTTAGACATACACAAGACGCCCTCTTAGTGCGGGCAATGGCGTCCTTTAACTCGCCCCGTCTCTTCGGTTTATTATTTCATTATTAAGAACGTTTGCCTGCCGCCAGGCAAACGTTCAATTGTTATTTTCTAAAAAACATATCCCCTGAAATACTTCTTGCCGTATCATCATTCGTCAAACGAATGTAGCGGAAGAAGTTTTGTTCCGAACGGTGCCCGGTTAGTTTCATGATTTCCAGAGTTTTCATGCGTCCCGTCAAATACATGTTGGTGGCAGCACTCCTTCTGGCCGTATGACTACTTATCAGTTCCCATTTTTCACGAGTGACAGTTTTAAGTTCTCCGCCTTCTGTATAGGAAAAAGTGATTTTATCATTCAGACCGATTTCCCGCATAATCAACTTCAAGTACTTATTGAAGTATTGGATACAAAGCCCTGACGGTATCTGAACATTGTATTTCGCAAAGATTTCCTTCACATAGTCATGAGCCGGAACCTTCACATCAACATTCGTTTTCTTGGTACGTTTTACAATGTATCCATTTTGCAGGTTGTCCGCCGTCAGTGTAGAGTAGTCGGAATATCTTAATGCAGTAAGGCAACCAACGACAAACAGGTCGCGAATACGTTCTTTCGCCTTTCTTTTGTCCTGGTTCTCGAACTTATAATAATAAATCCGGGTGATTTCGTTCATGGACAGGAAGACTGCAAATGTTGGCTCCGTACGTATGTCTATCGCATCATAAGTCGCGTCTACCGCATAATTGTATTGCGAAGCCTTTCTGATCATTGATTGCATTTTCAGAATGTAACCCACAATCGTATTGTGCCGCAAACCGCAATTTTCAAGATAAATGATAAAATCGTCAAGGAACTCTTCTGTGACGGAATTCGTAAAAATATCACAATCATAAAACCGGGAAAACTCATTTAGATGCTTGATAATGGCATCATAACAAGCGGAATAGTGTGCCGACTTGCGTCGGGATTTCTTTTCAACCACTTCGCCGATAAAGTCTGCAAAGAATATTCCTTCCAAGGGCTTTGCCTGTCGGAAGTGGTTTATATAGTCCTTTCTTGGCTTTACCTCAAGGACTGGATGTGATACCGCTAATACTGCTTTGGCTATTCATTTTTTAAGGTTTGTTGTTTCAAAGAATCTTCGTATTCAGCTTCCATACGCTCAATCTCCGCCAGACATGCAGGCCACCCGGGGAAGCCGCCGATATTCTTATCATCAATATAGACGTGCGCGTATATCTTCTTTCCACCTTCACCACCGTATTTGGTCAAATTATCCGGATCGTGGTCGTTGATACGACTGAATGGAATCTGATGTTCAAGAAGCCAGTTGATAGCTTCCAAAAGTCTGTCCCCGGTACGGCAAGTCCATATTATAATCTTATGACCTTGCGAATAGAGTTTTCTTAGCGATTCTCCCGCATACGGTTGTTCTCCGTCAATAGCCGGGTATTTACCCCGGCTAATGGTTCCGTCAAAGTCTACAGCTATAATCATTGCCTGAATTCCGGTTCGTTATCTGATGCCGTATATGGATAAACATCCATAATAGCCGTCTCCGTCACCGATGGAACCTGATAATCCGCCATCGTTCCCTTCATCGCTTCGTCCAGGTTCTTCTTCGCACGGTCGAGGTCGGAAGCCTGAACCAGCACATAAGTGGAAGTACATTTCTCCGCCCCGCTCTTTTCATCAAGAGTGATGAAGACCAGTTTGCACTTGAACCAGCGATCATCCTGTTCGTCATTACTAGGGAACAATTCGCTGTAATTAGCACGTTTAATATCCGATACGGTGAATTCTCCTGATATGAAGGGGGTCATCTCTTCGATGATACGTGCTTCCGCTTCTGTAAAGCTAAGCGCGTCCACCAGATAGGGTTCCGTTACTTTTTTCTGCATTCCGTTATCCATCATCTTTTCGTAACGGATACGGCATTCAAACCATGTGTGCATTGCCATAATTGTAAGTTATTTAATTGTTGATAAAATGTTATTTAAAATAGATTGAGATCAGTGTACGTCCGGAACGCTTGACAAAGATGACCATCTCTTCTTCATCCGTCACCAGTTCCGCAGTTACATTCTCTTTTCCGAGCAGCTTTAAGTCTTCCTTTATACCCCATTCCAACATCTCAAAGTCGAATTTTGAACCGAAAGGAAAAAAACTATTAAATTCTTTCAGCGTGTAATCCGCGATGTCTTTGAGCCACTCCGGCATCCGTTCACGCCGGAGATTGCTCTTATAGATGAATTTCTTCATTATTTAGGGGCTTGATACTTCCAACCGTTCAGCCGAAAACATTCTTTCCGGGCTTCTTCACGAGTGGAAAATTCCGCTACTTTGTTTCCAGTACTAATATTCCCGGACTTTTCCCATTGGTAAACCGCCCAACGGCTACCGATAGGATCGTACGAGTACTCAGGACGGTTGTTCGTTTTCTTTCTTGGGTTCCACATAGAAGGTTTCATCTTGTACTATTGTCATCCCACACTTAGATAATTGTTCAGCCACATCCTCCTTGTCGCGATCGGCAAGAAGGCGGTCCTTCGCCAGTTCTTCGCTTACACGGATGTATCCAGGAAGAAATTCCTTCACCAGGTTAGTGACGGACGCCCAGGTAAAACCCTTGATGTTTTTAAGCTTGGGCGTGCCTGTACGGAAACCGAACGTGCCATGAGCACTTTCATAACTTTTGCGCCTGGAAAACAATTCTTCACGATGTTCGGTAGCAAATGTCTGCATAATTTCAAAGTTCTTTTCTTTGATGTCCTGCTGCTCTGCCAGTGCATCCGCATATTTGTCACGGATACGGGTGATTTCCATATCCATCTTGCTCTGGATATTCTGCACTTTGGCGTCAGCTGTTGCAAACTCACTGAAGGCGATTTCCGCCTGTTCCGATGTAATGCCGGAAATAATGACTTTCTTTACTCTTGTCTTTGCCATAATTCTTTTCTTTTAATGGTTCATACTATGATTAATACTTGATATTGAATTTCTCTGAACTTCCCGGTCCTGGAAGGTATTTACGGTCTTCGTCCGTCAGTTCCGAAGGGGCTTTCAACTTCGCAAGGCTGACTTTATCCCGTTCAATCCGTATTCCCGTACTGTTCAATTCTAAAATCAAATCATCCGTTTCTTTCGATTTCTCCGAAGTGTCCCGTTCCATCAGGATGTTGATGATTTCATCCAGGCGGGATTCGTCCCGGGTGATTCGTTCTTTCAGGCGGGTGACCTCTTGAATACGAAGAGACATGGATTCAACGGATTCCTTTTGCAACCTACTCATTTGTATTTGGATTTATATTGATTCAAAACGGGATTGTTGTCTATATCACTTTTCTTGAAATAGATGCGTCCACCTTTGCGGTAGAAAGGAATAGCCCCTTTTTTCTTCCACGATTTAAGAGTGGTAAGTGAGCAACCGATATACTTGTAGGCCAGTGATTGAAGCATATACTCCGAATCGTCGAATTCTTGCTTACCTCCTTGTAGATTTGGTGTATGTATATTAAAATCTTTTTGAGGGCTATTTGCCATTTCCAAAAGTTCCACTCTATTAGTAAGTTCCTTAATCATTTTCCACATTTCATTTTGGCTGGGTAGTTGTTCTGTTACATCCTTAGTGTTGATAGTATATGCTTCGACATTCGGAATTAGTTCTGCTAATCCTAATTTCCCATTCAGGTACTTTGCGGCATCACGGGCTGCGCAATAAGCTACTTCATCCCGATTAGTGTTTGATGAATTCTTAATATAATGTTCAAACGCCCAAACTTCGTTACGGCGGTTCTTCAGTATCTCTATTTGAACATTACTGAGTTTGTCACCCTTCTTTTGAAGAATAGCTATGGCTCTGTCTATCTCTTGACTCTTTCTCATGATTTCTTATTTTTATATTTCTTATTTTCGTTATGCGCAATAGCTTCCAGTTGCCTTTTGAAGGCTTTCAACTCAGACAAACTCATTTCCGTCACGTTCTTATGTGAAGCACTCTTATCACGAGCAAACACGTTGAGTTTCGCCTTATTCATTTCAAACTCCTCTTCCGTATCGTTACTGAATCCTTTGTTCAGGAAAGGGATTTCAAAAGAGAGAAAGAAAATCGACTTCAACAGATTCTTAGCTTCCATCTGTTCCCGTTCTTTCTTTTTCTTGTCGGATTCATTCAGCCGTTCAAGCATCAGCCTTGCCTCATTAAAAGTCAGTTTCTTTGTGCTGCTGACACGTCCTTCCGTAAACCGGCTGATAAAATCATGACGATCTTCTTCATCAAATCCCTTGCTGCGGAATGTGGCGTGCAACGCTTTCAACTGTTGTGGACTGATTGTTTTGTCTTTCGTTGTTCTCATGATGTTATTTTAATGATTAGAAAACTTCCCCCCAATATTTGGCGGCTTCCTCCGGCCATGCGTCAATCTGCATCTTCGGTCCGTTGAACCGACCTTTGCTGAACGCCCTGTACCCTTCCACATATACCTTTTGAGAAGCGTCATACATCACGCTGCGGGCACTGCGTCCGGATGGGAGTTTTCCATCTGCGTGACTGACGAAAATAATCAGCTTATCCTTGTGCTTCTCCTTGAAGGCTATATACTGTTTATAGTTCATCTGCGTGTATTGGAAGCTGTCGATGACCACTATTCCCGGAGACTTCCGTCGTAGCAACCGTTCACTCAGTTCATCTATCGGTTCATTGTCCAAAAGAAGAAACCGACGGTTCACCTCCAGCATTCCGCACCGCACCAATGTATTTTTCATCGTCAGACTGGCACCTTCTTCCAAGCTGTTGTATATCACCCGTTCAAACTGACAGAGATATTTGCAGAGTTGAACGACGAAGGTTGTTTTTCCATTACCGGAATTTCCCCATACAAGCCAGACGCCTTTACGTTCCGGTTCTCCGAAAGCATCGTACCATTCGTCCTTGAAGGGAAAAGTTTCCACTTTCGTGGCAAGCAACTCACTCACCGACTTGGCTCTACCCATTATTCCGCATCTCCCTTCCTTTTCTGTTCATCAATACGACGTTTGCGGGAATGGACAAAACGCTTCACTCTGCGAAGGTCGTTTTCGCTGGCTTCCGCATCTTTCAACACCTTTTTTATCTCCGCTTCATCAGTCAGCCCATTCGCACGGCAAATAGCGAAAATATCATTCCGGGTGGTAGCTGTAAGATCAAAAAAACGACGACCGATGCGGGAATTGATTTCCTTATAGCCTTTCTTATTGTATCTCAATCCGTTTTCCATCCGTCGCTTAATGTAGTCTGTAGAGAAAAAGACAATACCGGAATGACCTTCGAGACGATTGTAGATGGAGATGAAATAATTGAAAACTGAATCGGTCAGTTTATCACCTTCATCAAAGATGATAAGAGGATTATTCAGAAAGGCGATCATACTGATGGCATACTCAAGCATATCGCGAAGGTTGGTTCCGTCGGTCGGCGCACCTACCTGTTTGGCTATTTCACGGACGAAGTCACTTTTCTTCATGTCTTCCGAACAAAGGATATAGAACACGTTACGATGTTTTTTACGGTAGTCAATAGCCGCGGTAGTCTTCCCACATCCGGCATCGCCGACCACCCAGGTGACGTTCTTGTACAATTGGGCATCTGCCAGTACAAAAGTAATGTCCTT